GCACGTTTAACCAACATTCCAGTTTCAAAAAATTGATATCTTTCAGCAAAACTTACAATATTTGCTAATAAACCCTGTGCTTGTGTTAACGCTGGATCGAAATTAATTACCACATAATATAAAAACGATTGCTTAGGAGCCAAACGAAAGTTGTCGGCTAAAAATAACTTTGCAGCGTGTTGATAAGGTTGAGTTGGATTTGATCCAAGCGGTTTCAATCCAGCATTATATAAGGCGGCCATAAAAATATTTAGTTCAAAAAAAAGCCTGCTCGGAGCAGGCTTTTTATTTTTTCTAACTATTAACCAGTTACTGCACTAGCTGGATTAAATTGAGTAATACCAGGAGTACCTACTCCTGCTCCAACTGTTTGTATGGCATTGTCGTATCTAATTGTCATTGTGATAGTCATTGGTTCATTGTCTGAATATGTAGCATCATTATAGTTAACATCACTTAAGAAGCATCCATAAAGTTGCCAGCTTTCTAAAACTGTTGGATCTGCAGCACCATTATTACCGTCTAACATTTCAATTGTTGAAATGAATTTATAATCAATAGCACTACTTGCACTGGCTTGTTCCATAAAGTCAAATTGCTTTTGTAACTGTTCGCCAACGATTCTAGAAACATTGCCACCTGCGTCGTCACGTAGAACCACTTGACTAGCTTGCCATTGTGGTCTACCGGCAATATATACCATACTGTTATAAACAGGAATGGAAATTGGTTCCATTTGTACCTGTGGTCTGGCAAAAGAGATTAATTGTTTTGTAAGCTCGGTGGTTGCAGAGCCCGGCGCACCAAATTTCTCAAAGTATGCTCTAAATCTAAATTTCAATTTAGGCATTAAGAGACCTTGAGTGGTACTACTTTGATTACCACCCAGTGGTACTGTAAATCTTGTTAGTGATGAAACTGCCATATTATGCTCCTGTTCCTAAAGCTGAGGCTGATGCTAAATTACCGCCTTGGATTTCTCCAGGGTTCTTTAATCTAATTGGAATGTAAATAAATTCAACATCTTTAGTTGGTTGAATTGCAACATCTACATACAATTCATTTCTACTGATTCTTTCTGGTGTATTGTTTGTTGTATCACAAACTGCAAGATAATCGGTGATACCACGTTTAACAACTAAATCATTTAATAGACTGTTTACTACAGCCAATATCGAATTTCTTGTTATAGGATCGTTTGGTTCAAAAATAAACGGTCTTGCAATGATATTAAGTTGCTGACGTAAGTAGTTTACTAATCTTGCTACATTAATTCTATCTAAAGCACTAGGTGTAGAACTTAATGTTTTCTGACCGTAAATCAATAAACCATTTCCTGGGAGGAATGTCAAAGGATTAATTTTGTTAGTATATAATACATCTCTTAAACCTTGAGTTACTCCAATTGAAATAAACTGCCCGCTAGTTGGTTGAATATAACCAATGGCATTAAGGTTATCTATTAGACCCCTTCTAGTTCCTGCAGGAGCTAACCAAGGATAGCTAATATTATCACTCTTTAACATGGCACGTAACACTGCATGACTGGAAGGAACTACTACAGCATTTCCATCAAGATCATTAGTTTGGCCCTGCGGATAGTATATACCAACATACGGACTTGTAGTATTCAATCCAAATTCGCCAGTTGAAGTTACTTCTAAACTGTTTGTGGCCCACTCTTGGATATCTGTACCGGTAGCAACTAATCTCATAGGAGTATCACCGATAATAAACGCGGTGTTTTCTCTATCCTCATTTAAAGTAATCATGTTAGGAATCAACTCAGGATATCCAGGACATGTAATTAAATTAAACTGATTTGCATCCTCACGTAATGCTGTACTTGCATCAATGGATGCTTTAAGTGCGGCAACCACAACACCTCTTGGGGCTTTTCTACCAAAGTTCGGAACTCCAGTAACATCGAATCCACTTACACTGACCCAAGCACTTTTCTGTGCGGGCAATGATTCGTTTGGATATGCTGCAGCATTGAAATAATTTGTTCTAAACTCTTTAACATTGTACCCACTTGCTCTGGTGTTCCATAATAACACACCTCTTGGATATAATGCGGGATCTGGTGCGTCCAAATCAACATAATTACTTGTTAATAAAGTTGTAATCGACGGAATAGTGTCTAGTGCTGGATCTGTTGTGCCTGACGTTGCCCAACGTGCATCAGCAAAGATAATACCATTTTGACTTACTGCATCAGAGTTGTCAATCAGCACCCATTGATTTAAACCGTTTACACTTTGATAACGATAAAGCTTAGGATAATTTTCTAAATCACTTGTATCTAACCATAAATCACCGTAGACTAGAGCATCACCATTGTCTTGTGTAGTGGGCTCTTCCGTACTAAGAATTACTCCGGACTCATTTGTGTTAGATAAGTTATAACCTCTAATATCGTTTGTGAGATTTTGATAACCAAGCCATGCAGTACCGTTACTTACCATAATATCAACTCTACTTGGGGTATTGTAATACCACAAAGTTTCATTAGCAGGAGCTACATATGGTCTTGTTACTTTCGGTGTGTAAGTTACCTCTTCTAAAGGTTCCCAATTTGTGCCATATAAACCAGAATCGCCTACTGTTGGAGTAGCGTAAACATTGGTTGCAGCATTAGTTATGCCTACGTTAGCTAGGGGAGTTCCTGCACCATCAACTAATAATAAGTCACCACCAAGTTCGTGTCGTAAAGTCATTGCTCCTGTACTGCTTATTGCGGCAGACACATGTGGAATATCTGCAGTAGCAATTGCTTGAATAAATCCGTTTACAGTGGCAGTTGCAATTGTTACAGTATATGTAGTTAAATTGGCTAATTGAACATTTGCTCTTGTTGTAAGGGTAAAACTTGCATTAATATTTGCAGCACTGGGACTTGTTGTATTTCCAGTTACAATAGTTGGACCACTAGACTTACGCTGCCATAAGTAGTTTACCAACTGATTATTATCATAAGCATTGTACTGATTAAACACTGTACCTTGACTTACGTTAATACCGCCGCCTGTTGGATCTAAAGCAAATGTCGCTGCAAAAATATTAGCGTAGCCATTGACTGTTAAGGTATCAAAAATATTAGTAGTGCTGTTAAACTCACTGACAATCATATTCATACCGTCACGCTGTGCAGTAGCTACCTGCCACACACTGCCAGTTGGCTTTCCTACAAAAGCATTACCTTGCCAATTTGGTACTGAAGTATAAGGCGCAATACTTGTGTCTGCTGCTGGATAAGCCCCAGGTGTAATGCCTAAATCTGTTAACGCTGTTCCTGATACGTTTTGTATATTTGCTTTGCTAGCTGTAGCTGCCGAATTTGCACTTATCACTAATTGATTATTTGCAATCCTTGCAACAATACCAGTAACTGCTGCACTATTAATTGTATCTCTGACCACAGTAACATTAGCTGAGCCAGATAAAATAATACTTGTGCCATTAATAGAAATTGTCCCGCCACTGGATAGCACAGGGTTCGTTACGGTTCCAGTCACTGATGGAACACCCATTTGCCATCCAGCATTACCAACTAATTGCCATGTGTTGTTATAAATCTTATAAAACACTGGATTATATGCGTTATATGCATTTACGGCGTAATCACCAATGGATCCAAAGGTAATATTAGGAGTAAACGTATCTCCTGCAAGAAATTCAGTGCTTGTAATTACACTAGGTGTTTTTTTGACCCAATCTTGAGTTGTGAAGTTCCATTCAAACACACCCCAATTACTGCCTGCAGTATCTAACCACAAATTGCCGTTGCTTGGGTTTGCTAGGGGTCTGATCGTAGTACCTTCAAGAGTGCCTAAATCAACATCTGCTCTTTGTACATAAATTCTGTTGCTAACACCCAATGCACTATATGCAGCCAATAAACCATATTCGTTTTGTTCATCGCCGTTAATTGCTGCACCACCTGCAGTGGTTTTAAATATCGGTGTTCCGAAAGTTGTAATCAGGTCACGCTGACTAGTGATTGTATATATTCTTCCTGCATTTTCAGCAAGAGTACCAGCAGCATATGATGCTCCGCCCGGAGCTAATTTATTTTCTGCTGTAGCAAGTAATACATATGCTACTGAGCCTAACGCAGCTGGTGCATAGTTACTTTCATCTATTACTGTAACTTGTACGCCTGGAGAAACTAAAGCCATGTTGTTCTTCCTCTATCTGTTAAAGATATTTATCGAAACTGATAAAAAAAGTCTAATTGACTGCCCTTTGCAAAGGTATGGGTAAATACCAAATGCAAAGACCATTATGTGCAGTATGCGCTAGTACCCCTGCTGCAATAAACTATATAAAAAACAATGTCTATCACTATAGAAAGATGTGTGATAGTTGTATAAGAAAAGGTAAGAAACTGAAACCTAAACCTCCGGCTTGGTTTAAAGCAGGATATCGGAAAAAATCACATTGTGAAAAGTGCGGATATGTTGCGAAATTTCCTGACAAACAACTTACGGTTTATCATGTAGATGGTAATTTAAAAAATATTTCCTCAATAAATTTAAAATCCGTTTGTTTAAATTGTAGAGTTGAAATAGCTAATAGTAGACTTCCTTGGCGAGAAAGTACCATCACACCAGATTTTTAAGAGCTCTATATAAATCTTCAATGCTACCATTATTTTCAATTACAGCATCAAAATCTGTTGTTGCCCAACTATATTCGCTAGCATGAATTTCGGGCCAATCTAGTTTCATACATTCTGGATGAAATCTTGCAGTTTTAAACCACTCAGGATCTGGACCTCTAACAATTCTTACTACTCTACCGCCTGCACGACGTATGGCAGTAATTTCATTAGGAAATCTGCAATCACTGATTACAACACTGTCCTCAGATTTTCTTAACTTATTTTCCAAACTAGCGATCCAAATGTCATCGTGGAACCCTTGTCTGCAAACTTCTGTGCCCCAAAGTTGTAAAATAAGTCTTGGAGTTAACCCAGGCATGTTTAATCTTTCACTCCACCATGGATCAATTTCTTCACGCCATTCACGGGCGTGTTTGGTGCGTCCTTCCAATAAATCTCTATCCCAACTAAACACCGACGCTACTGCATCTTTTAATGTAGCAGCAAAACTGTCGCGTTTGAAACCATGAAAGTTAACAAGATAATCGGCGGCAGTATCTTTGCCTGCGCCAATCAAACCGCAAATACCAATAATCATAATATAAACTCCGTAAGCTTATATTACATTATCCAATGACCCATGTCAACGGTTGTGAACCATCAACATAGTTTTTCAAATCTTCTTCCAATTTTTCCATTTCTGCCTGTGCCTCTTGTAGCAATGCTGCACCATTTAACTGAGTGCCTGCTTGAGGACCAGCAATACTGGCAAATTTACCACGTGCCTGACCTAGTATACTCTTACAAAATGCCAAAGAATATTCCTGTAACCATGGATAAACTTGAGGATCGCTTAGAAGCATACTGTCTGGTTTGTAATTAAATATCCAAAGAAGTACACTTTCAGTATTGTTTAATCCGTCTACTTCGGGACTCCAAATTTGAGTTTGACTTAGGTTAAAGCCAGTAACTGAATTAGCCCCTAAAGCTTGAGTTGCTTGTACTGTAATCACAGTGCTACTATTATTAACAGAAACTACAGTATATTGTCCGCTATAACCGCTTACAGGACAATTTTGAATGTACAAACTGTTACCTGCAGCTAACGTGACTGGTTGTCCTAAATTAATTGTAATAGTACTGCCGATTGTTGTGCCGGCAGCAGTTAAAGAATTTAATGTAAAGTAGGTATGACCATATTCTGGCATCTTGCGTACTAGTGTCAACTTTTTGGTGACACGATTCCAAGTATAATTCATATAGCCACCAAACATTGTCATAGCCAATTCTTGATATTGGGTGAATAATTCATAGTTAAGTAAACCGCCCACACGACCTGCTACTAACATATAGGTGTTTAAGTAACCGCTGGCAAATGGTTCAAACTGGCTTGCAGTAGTACCGGTTGTGCTACCGATACCTCTACGAAATATTTGACGTACTTCCATAATATAATTAGGAAGAATATATTCTTGCACCTCTGGTAGCAAATCTAAAAATGCATAGCTTTCCTCTACTGCGTTTTGCGCTTTTTGTCTATATTTCGTGAGTGCCTGCTTTATAGCTAATTCGTAATGTTCTTTGTCAAGTTCTAAATCTACTATTTGATCGCCCAATCGTAATCGAATATAATCAATCATTTCATTACGCAATTGATTCAAAGTTTGAATATTACCTGCAGCTTCAATTGCGCTGGCCTGACTTATGGGACCAGGTCCTCCGATATTATAGGTGCGTAAACTTAGATCATTTTGTAAGTTAGGTTGAATAACAACATTTGCAGTAGTCATAATAAAAGTCCTGTTAACCATATTTAGCTAACAGGACTAGGTTTAAGCTACCTTCAGCAGAACAATATCAGCACTGATCCTGCCATTGAGTTTTGTTTCTGTGGCCTTGATATCGTCTAAAAATTTTCTAAGAATAATTTTCCCTGCTTTCGCAAACTCTTTTAACTTTTCTTCCGGCTTTCTCAACGTTTTACAGATACTTTTGTCTGAATCGAAATTCTCAATTCCTGTTCCTTTTACTGAAAGTTGACTGTGAGATGCTGCAACATATTTGCCCAATTTACGGGTCTTAGTGTTATAGACCCACAGTTCATTGGCGCCGATAATTTCAGCTGGATTAATACTGACCAATTTCAATTCTTTAAAATCCTTGGCATATTTAAGCTTTGCTATCAATTTTTCTTTTGTTGGAGCTTTTTTGACTCGGGCTTTCTTTGTTGCCTGTTTTACTTGACGATATTCATCTAATGCCAATAGCACAAGATCCAACCAACCGATTATTCGTTTGAAATCAGCAGCCTTATAATGTTTATAAGCTTCTGTAAGTTGAGGATCTTTTTTAGATTGTGCCAATTCTAATTCAAATTTTCTATTTTCAAATAATGTTCTATACTTAGGCAATTGAGCTTGTACTACTTTATTGGCTGTAAGAAAATCATAAGGTTTAAAATTTGGCTTGGTGTTTTTAAGAATTTCGTCAAACATACCTTCCATTTCGCCAATCAGTTCGGAAGTTTTCTCTGCCAGTCTGTCTTGAATTGTGGGACGATATTCTTGAGCTTTAGGTTTAGTAGTAATTTCTTCAGGATCGGGTTCTGAATCAGAAATTGCTGCAATAATACATTTGGTAAGAAACTCAATGTGCGTTGCTTTAAATGGCATGCCTGCACGATGCGCCATTACTAGACTACAAGCAGTCATGGGAATACTTCGGTCCGCACTACGTTTAAATGCTTTGACTTGCACTTGGTTAAACAGACCAGACTTTTCAGCCCATTCCTCAACGTGTTTTTTTGTATCTTTTTGATTATAAAAATAATTGTAATAAAAGAAACTTTTACGCAAAAGATGATCAAAGTCATCATCGGACCATTCCGCTGCATCTCGGGGCCATTCGGGCTCCCCGCCTGTATATTTTTCATCTGCAAACAACGGATTACGAACTCTGGGAGGTTTAGTTTTAATTTTAATTCCGGCAACAGTGGGCATATCAAACTCCTTTTGTCAAGTAGGCCAAAGTAATGTACTGTTCAAGATTACTAACTAATTCGTCAAACTTAGTTAGCGCTCTGTCGTATTGAGCTGTAACTTTTCCGATTCTTCTACATTCTATCCAAAGATTATTTACAAGTTTTTGAGTTGCAGTCACAGATTGATACATTCTTTGTAGATCAATTTTTTCTCTGCCAGTAGGCATCCCAGCTATCTGATCCCTACACTTGTACAGTCTAGATTGGCAGTTAAGCATATCTGGCATTTAGCAAGTATAGCACCTTTGGTTTTTATTGTCAATCTGACCATAAATACATGATTAAAGGGTAGAATGTATGCCTAGGCTAAGTATGTGGCGTCCAAACCACACTAACGATTACAAATTTTTTGATAAACTAATATCCGAACAATTTACAGTGGGCGGCACGGGCATTCTTCTACACAAATACATAGGCACAAACAGCCAGGCAAATAGTTACATTACTTCAAATTCTACTACATCTGGTGCTACCTTATATTTTAGCAATGTGGCTAATTTCGAACCAGGCCAAACTGTACAAGGTGTAGGTATAGGTAGCAATACTGTTATTGTAAGTACAAATACTATCAGTAATACTGTGGTATTAAGCAGTAATATAACATCTAATATTACAACAGGACAATCCTTAAGCATATTTTGGAAAGATGCGTCGCAACCTGTTTATCAAAATCAAAGTGCACTGAACATTCAGGACTTATTGTTTTTAGAAAATAGGGATAGAAAATATGATACTTCCGTCTATACTCTTCGGGGTGTTTATACTGTTAATGATAATGATTTTGATTTAAACCAATTTGGTATATTTTTAAGTGCAGACACAATTTATATGACTTTTCATTTAAATGACACTGTGGCTATTTTAGGTCGCAAAATTATGTCAGGGGATGTATTGGAACTTCAACATAAAAAGGATTACTATCCATTAAATGAGGAGATTCCCGCACTATTAAAAAGATATTATGTTGTTCAAGATATAACATTTGCGGCAGAGGGATTTAGTCAAACTTGGTGGCCACATTTACTTAGAGTAAAAATGACTCCCTTAGTAGACAGCCAAGAATATAAAGATATTATCAATCAAATTACTGGTACTGACAGCCAAGGCAATGTTACACCGCTGGGCTCATATTTAAGCACACTAGATAAGTTATTAGAAATAAACGATGCTGTAATAGCGCAGGCAGAAATTGAAGTTCCTAAAAGCGGAACCAACGTTGATGAATTGTATGTAGAACCGATTAACCCAGATGGTAGTCCAGGAGATCCTACTGGAGTGCAAGTTGATATCACGCAAATGACGGTAGATTCAACTGTAAATTTTGCTGCAACACAAGCTACTACCCCAGATACTAATATTCCAGCATATTTGGGAGGAGACGGAACTCCGCCTAATGGCTGGCCAGTAACTGCAGGAACCAGCTTCCCTCAAGATCCCACTATTGGTGATTACTTATTGCGTACAGATTTCGTTCCTAATAGATTATTTAGATATGATGGAACAAGATGGACCAAGATAGAAGATTCAGTAAGAACTGATTTAACTCCGGGACCAAATAATCGTACACAACGTAGTTTATTTGTAAATAATACAGACACCTTTATAGACAACGAAGGCCGAACACAGCCTGTCAGACAAAGTCTTAGTAAGGCATTGACTCCAAAGGCAGATAATTAATGTCTCTCCAACAATTTTTTTACGATAATCAAATAAGAAGATACATTATTCAGTTTATGAGAATGGTATCTAATTTTCAAGTTGAGTTTGGCAGAGACCGCAATGGTGTTACTGCACTACAAAGAGTACCTGTTATCTATGGTGATAGCAGTAGGCAAGCAGCATCTATTATTAAACAAAATAGTGAAAACGTTATGAATGCTGTGCCTGCAATGGCTGTTTATGTCAGTGGTTTGACTTATGACAGAGCCAGACTGCAAAATCCTAGTTATGTAGGCAAATTAAATGTAAGAGAGCGATACTATGATCCACAAACAGGCGATTATAGCACTACCCAAGGAGATGTGCTTACTGTAGACAGATTAATGCCGGTTCCTTACAAACTAACTATTAAATTAGATATTTGGACCAGCAACACAGAGCAAAAACTTCAGTTATTAGAACAACTTTGTATTCTATTTAATCCAGCACTAGAAATACAAAGCACAGATAACTATATCGATTGGACTAGTATAAGCTATGTATTGTTAACAGATGTTCAGTGGAGTTCTAGAACTGTTCCGTTGGGCACAGAAAATCCTATAGACATAGCCTCATTAACTTTTGAAATTCCTATCTTTATTAGTGCACCTGCATTGGTACGTAAATTGGGAGTAATTCAAAGAATAGTTGCCAGTGTGTTTGATGGATCAGGTAATCTAAACGATTCCATATATGACGAATCTACCTTGCTTAGTAGGCAGTATTATACTCCAATGAATTATGGAGTAATTCTATTAGATAATGAACTTAGATTAGTAAAATATAATCAACCCGTAAAAGATGAATTTGGCACACAAGTAATCAAAGAACTTGTAGCCAATGTTACTGCAAATACCACGGTTATACTTACAGATACAGACGGTATTCAAGCAAATATGATAATTACCAGTGCCAGTATTGCCAGTAATGTAGATCCTACTATTCAAACTGTACCAAACTGTTTAGTATTGCAAGTAAATGGTGACACTGTTTTAACCAGTAACGTAATTACAGGCAATATTGGAGATAAAATTGCGTTTACTGCTGTAACCAGAAAAACAGGTGCAAGCGAAGTATGGAGAGATGTAATTAACGTTTATGGAAACTTAGTAAATGGCACAAGTTCGATCACTTTAGAATTAGATGATGGAAATGAAGTTGTTGGAACAGTTGCATATAATCCTATTGATGACACTAGTTTAATATGGACTGCAGACATAGACACCATTCCTGTAAATACTTTGCAGCCAGTAAACGCCATAATAGATCCTTTAAGTTCGAGACCCAATAGAGATTTACAGGATTTAGCTCCAGGAACTAGATATTTACTAGTAAATGATTATGTGTCAGCTGAAGGTGCACAACCTGTATATAATTGGTTAGGTATAGACGATACCCCGTTAGAAGCATATGCTAACGACATATTTCAATTTGATGGACAGCATTGGTCAGTTGTATTTGATTCAAGATACGAAACTACAGTGCAATATGTAACAAACTTGACTACCAGCGTACAATATAGGTGGAATGGCTCTACTTGGATTAAAAGTTACGAAGGGTATTACCCGTCAGGAAAATGGTTACTAACAATTTAACTGGTTGCGGCGCTTTAATTTTTTGTACTAGTTCCCAACGGTATCTGTTTCTATTACGAAACAAAGGCAAATATGCTGATAATTGGGGACTGGTTGGTGGAAAAATAGAACCCAACGAATCCATTTTATCTGGATTAGAAAGAGAAATCACTGAAGAACTAGGCGGCAAAATTCTTGGTGCGAAAATTTTGCCTATAGAAAAATATACCAGTGATAATGAAAAATTCATCTATCACACTTTCCTAATCAAAGTTGAGGAAGAATTTATACCGGATTTAAATTCGGAACACAAAGGTTATTGTTGGGTACCATTGGAAGATTATCCCAAACCTTTACACCCTGGAATTTTACGTATTCTTAATTCAGAAACAGTTAAGAAAAAACTAGATATACATCAAACAATTAAAGATTGAACACAATACTAGTTCGTGGTTCTTGGCTTTGATTTGGTACAACTTCGTGCCATAACCAGCCCGGCCAAATCATTAACAAGCCTGGATAGGGATCATACTTTGTACTGCTCATATTATACCAGTTAGTAGGGTCTTTAACTGCGTAAAGAAAGTCAAAAAACTCTCTATAAGTTTGATGCGGGTAAAAAGTAATAGGGCTACTTCCCGGCGGAGTTTGTAAATAGTAAATTCCGCTTATACTGCATTGACTATGTAAATGCTTGGCATGTGCAGAGCCTTCTTTGAAACTATTTAGGAACATGTAAGGACGCCAATTTACTGCATTACTATCATATCCTTGTAGTTCTAAAAATTCTTTGCCTTTTTGAAGAATAAATTCTCCAAAGTCCTTAAATTGCGGTTCATAAAATAAATTTCTAGTGCCATGAGTTGTTCTTCCGTTATAGTAAAACTGCTCATTTAAGTTTGTATTAGGATTATCCCAGATTTGCTTGGCGCTGTTTAACACAGGCTCAATCCATTCGGGATGAAAACTTTTACCTATGACACTAGGGAACCAATGATCTAAAGACATTGTACTCATGATGAAGACTTATTAAAAAATAATTGCACACTCAGCCTCGGAAATTCTGCAGCATTGGTTACCATGGTAGTGCTGTGCCATAGGGGCGGAATGAACCATATTGCCGAATTGGGATGAGGGAATACCCACCCCTGACCTAAACTTTCATGATCATATAAAAACATCCCTCCCCAATTCCAATTCCAACTTTCGTTTATGTAAATAGTGCTACTTAATCTAGGACTAGTGTCACTAGAATCATGATGCCAATTAATTTGTGTGCCGGGCAACCAAATATGCATGAAACAGGTTAAATTTTGATAGTCCTTGAATATGGGATCCACGGCACAATATTTGTCGATAAAATATTGTTTGTATTCTTCTAAGGGAAGAATAAGAACTGGACTATAACTACCGTATTCTAATCCTGCGCCCCATCGTCCCATGTTGTTAATTTCAAATGAAGGAGTTCCTTTAGATTTTTCAAATTTATCGCGCAGATTTTGTAAAACATCTGGTTCTAAAAAATTACTAATTCGATTTATTATCATATTCAATACTCGGTTGTAAGAAAGAACAACTGAAACAATCTACCATTTTCTTTGCTTTGACCAAAATAATCTATACTGTTATGAAATAAATCACTGTGATAAAGCACTAGTCTATTATATCTATTACCAATTACGTCGTATAACTCCCATTTAGTCATATCTTGTGATTCGTAATTTTCGAGTTCAGATGCGCGAATAGCTCCGGTTTTTTTATATCTGTAAAATCCAGTTCCACCACTTAGTGGAGCATCGGGTGTCAAATATATGACCCCTGCCCATGTATTAAAATGGTCTGTGTGTATCCAACTACGATCTCTACTTGTGGCTAATTCAAATGACCCAGTTAAACCATCACGTTCATTCCAATTAGTAATTTCACCTGCTGCGTTATACAATATCTGACTCAGAGTTGCTTTGGTTGATTCGTTTAAAAAAGAACG